GTCGTTTTGCCACCGAGAGAGGTTAACGGTATCCTCATGCCGAACGGGGGCGCGCTTGTTATCGGTGGCAAACACCTCCAGAACGTCGTTGTCGATAAACGACACCATGGCCTGCCCATGACTATCAATCCACCAATTGCCAGGCGTCGCCCTCTCCGCCGCTTCCCGTAATGCGCGTTTGTCGATGTTGCTCATTGGGCGGCTCCTTCTGCTCGCTGATTCCACTCAGCTCTAAGCTCTGAATAAAAAATCGGGCAGTCATTACCAGGCCCGGCATATTTGCTACCGGATTGAGCGCGGCACGAACCACATCGGACAAAATAGAATCGACCGCCAGAGCCATATTCTGGATGGTCTGCTTCACTTGCGACATGCGCTACGCCACCACAGAAAGGACATGGGAGGAGATTGCTCATGACTGCACTCCTTTGCGAAGCTGAACTTCGGTATTGATGCGGCTAAAATAGAATCCGAATACTTTCTTCCATGGCTTAACAACAGCGTCCCTGATTGAGTTTGGGTTAAATCCAGCCTCGATGGCCTGTTTGCTGTCAAAGAACACATACCCAAAACCTTCCTCGTTCTCAGCGCAGACTGGACCTTTATACGATCCGTGTTTTCTTCCCCCGGCCAAATCTGTTCTATATGCGTGCTGAGTGTTGCCCGCTACCGTCGTCCACTCCAGGTTTGAAACATCATTGTTTTGTTTATTCCCGTCTTTATGGTTAATTACGTACTCATCAGAAGGCTTAGGGCCGAGAAAGTTTTCAGCAACTAATCGGTGGATGTTCACGCCTTTTAGTTTTCCTTCAAGCTCCAGCCTAACGAATAGATACTGATTTCTGTTCTTGCCGCGCATGGTTGGGTTTAATTGCTTTAGTTCGCCAGAGGCCAATGAGAAAATGAGCCCCTTTGAGGTGATGAAATAGCGATACTTAAAACCAAAAATCTCTTTCACATCGCCAAATAAGTCAGCCAGCGCCGCGCATCTGGCTTCCAATTCTTCATAACTCGGTTTCATCTTTACCCCCGCTTACCCGTATAAGTTATTGATTACGTTGATATCAAAAAGGATCGTCGATTCAGAACGTTTCGCAGTTCCAGCCACCACCTTTGCTTTTTGGTATTGGCTTTAGCGCTCTGAACGTGAACGGGTACATGTCGGCGGCGACCTTGATTTTTACCCTGGCGTCGTCAGTCCAGAACCCTTTCACTTCGTGCAACTCCATCTCACCGGTGGTGAGCATTACTGCGAAGTCCGGCGTGTAGAACGTGTTGTCAGCCAGTCGCAGCTTGATGCCTTCGAACTTGTACCAGGCTATGACAGTGCCGGTGATGCGCTTCAGGTGCTCGGCATAAGCCTCTTCGGTCTTGTTCATCTGGCCTGTCTTGAGTCGACCAAGAGCCTGTAACTGCTTTCTCATGATTTACCCCTCAGGTAATTTAAATCCACATTAGAGTTAAAATCAATAGCTATGCGCATATTTTGTTACCTGCAAGGTAATTATATGGGCGTAAAAAAATGCGCTGTCGCGCCGATGCTGCTATGTGGCCTGGTAGCCCCTGAATCCCTGCGGTATGGCCTTGTCGGGCTCCGGAACGTCGTTGACATCCCTTCGCTGCTGCTGGGCGACTGGCCTTGCCCTTGACTGCTGCACGCTTCTCGCCAGCTTCTGCTGCCACTGGTCGTGGTGGAATGCCTTGCCCTCCGCTTTCCAGTACGTGATGAAGTCTGCCAGCTCAAACGGCGTGATCTCCGCCTTCAGGTTTATGCCCCATTGAGAAGCTCTCCTGATGAACTGCGGATCCGGATTCCAGTTGTCGTGCATCTGGAATTTACCAAACTCCCCCATTCCACCCGGAGCGACGTAGCCATTCAGCATCGCGTTGTTCACATCCGGATCTGGTTCAGCGCCACCAGCAGAGTTATCCACAGGTGAATTTTGCTCGCCCCCTATGTGGGGTTTATCTTTTATATCTTCTCTTCTCTTCTCTTCTCTGGTCCGCTTTTTGTCCGCTTCTGATGCGGACGCTTTGCGGACGTTTCTCTTCCTGTCTGCGTCCTGTGCGCGGCGCTTGGCAGACTGCCCGTTATGGGCTTCAAAGCGCGGCATTACTAGGCTTTCGCCATTTTCTTCGAGCCATCCTACAGCCATCATTGCCCGGGAAAAACCAGGAAACCCGATCAGGTCATCGAGAGTGTCCGCACTGTATCCGTCAAGCAAACCGTCAACGGAGTGGACATCAAAAAGACACCATGCGGAATGTAGTCCGCCAACTATCCGCAATCTGTCCGCTTTCAATGCGGACGCCATGCGGACAACTTTTGGGTGCGTGTGCAGGTCGGCACGCATCTTGATCCAGTCACCGGCCATAGCTAACCCCCATATAAGCCCGGATGAATTCAGCCGCAGCCTGTGCATTTATGGCGTTGCCGTAGCCTTTTAGTCGGCCGACACGGTTGCTGCTTGCCACTCTTGCCACCCCGGACTCGACTCGTCCCAGGCGCGCGGCAGCCCCATCAACCAGCGGGAATGTGCCGGGTTCAACTGGACGCCATTTGCCATCTCGACATAAGAGCCAGTCAGCATCTCGCCAAAAACCGTTAACCTCAAGGGGCCGCATATGTACGCCTGGCGGGGTAGCTGATCCAGTCTGTCCTTTCCATCCCGCTGCGCTGTCATTCCCGCCGAGTCCTTCCAGTCGCGTGAGGTTGGTGTCACCCATGCCGCCAGCACTGCAAAGTCCTGAAGGTTTGGCTGGCGGCCAGCCTCCTTCCTCGCTACTACCTTTTTCCAGTCCTGGTAACAGTTTTTGACGTTGCTCGCTAATGGACTCGGCCACCCAATAAGCTCGTTCTCTGATGTGCGGCGCGCCGATGCTCGCTGACGTAAAAGGCACAAGCCCGAAGGCGTAACCCATTCCTTCCAGGTCAGCTTGTACAAGGTCGAACCATGCATTTGCGTTACCAGCTGCAACCTGTTCGCCAAAGACATGCTCAGGTCTGCGCTCGCTGATGAGGTGGAAGAAGTGGGGCCAAAGGTGCCGCTCGTCAGCAAACCCATCTCCTTTGCCTGCCGCGCTGAAAGGCTGGCACGGACAGGAACCGGTCCAGACTGGTTTATCGTCAGGCCATCCGGCGAGGCGCAGGGAATGAGACCAGACGCCAATTCCGGCGAAGAAGTGGCACTGCGTGAATCCTCGCAGGTCGTCAGGTGTGACATCTTCAATACTCCTTTCATCAACTTCGCCCGGTGCGATATGACCGCCGGCGATCAGGTTACGCAGCCACTGCGCTGCAAATGGGTCGATTTCGTTGTAATACGCTGCGGGGTTCATGCTTCACCCCGTGCGGATTTGAGAGCGGATGAGAACTCGCTGCGGTGGCGGTTTGCACTCTGAAGTGCGCACTCAACACAAGTGCCGTTCAGTACGTAGCGCTCCGCCTTATGACCATTACGGCAGGCTTTGCCGGTGTAGAATCTGTTCAGGCCAGCCTTAGCGGCCTCCATTCTGGTGACGATTTTCACGAAAACGGCCCCTCGTTTGGTTATTGTTATCGGTAATTTTGTGCGATGGCCGAAAAAAGATCAACCATATTCGGATCATTATTACCCGAGAGGGCTGAATAGATATGAAAAGACCGCCAGAAGGCGGCCTGATTGGGGTTTGAAAGAGGTTTTATTCGTAGAAAAAGATAGCCAGTTCCGGCTTTGTTCTGACCCACCCGCGTTGTTTGCATGCCTTAAACAGCCCATTCATCAATGTCTTACCGGGCATTTTCCGGCGACCTGTGAGATGCGTCTGGATGTAGTGGCTGGTCGTTCCGGCCTCGTCAGCAAAGGCATTTCGCTCATCAGGAGTGAGTTGCAACCAGTGTTTTTTGAAGTCGAATTTTTCGTTCTCGCTCATAGCTATTGCCTGATATTAATTTCAGATAACAAATATTCACCCAGAAGGTAATAAAAATCAAGGTTTGTTACCTGTGAGGTGCATTTACCTGTGGGGTAAATTCGCTTTTAATTGGCACACTAACTAATTCATATATGAGGCGATTCACCAGAGCATGAAAAGTATTCAGGATATCCGCAGGCAGAATATTAACGATATCATCGACCGTGACTTCAACGGGGTGCAGACTCGTCTGGCGGAAAAACTGGGAACTCAGGCAAACCTGGTGAACCGCTGGGCCCGCGGGCAGAAGGTTGTTGGCGACACGGTGGCGCGCAAGATTGAGAAGGCGGCGAACAAGCCGTCTAACTGGCTGGACGTCGACCACTCATTATCTGCTGTTGCCATCCCCCAGGAGGAGATCACCCCTTCCGATATCGGCCAGCTGGCGGCGCATAATCTCGAAGCGTGGATGCAGAACAACCGCGACCTGTCGTCTCAGGGTAAGGTGTCGAAAGCGTCCGGCGTTGCCCAGGCTACAATCCAGCGCATGCTGAACAATGAGGTTAGCGTTTCCATATCCACCCTGGAGTCCATCGCCAGCGCTTTCGGGCGCCGCGGCTATGAGTTGCTAATCCATCCCCGCGACCCGGCGACCATTCATTACGACCGGGCCCGCTACGCATTATTACCTGAGAGCGAGAAAAGCAAGATTGAGAGCTACGTCGATTTTGTGATTGTTCAGAACGGTAAAGCACAAGACTAAAACCATATATTTCAGACACTAAGCCGCCATTGTGCGGCTTTTTTATTGCCCTAAATATTACCCATTGGGTAATTTTTTATAATCATACCTATTTACTTCAAACCACATAAGGATAATTATTACCTCAACGGTAACACTGAGGTAACGAATTATGCAGTGGAAAATCATCAACGGTTGGTACTGCGTTACGGCGTGCGGGCTGATGAGCACCAAGTGCCGCACTCTGCATGAGGCCATCAACTGGGCGTTTGTCACCAAGATGGCAGTAAAAACTGAAATGGATATGGGGGTGAGCAAGTGAGTGAATTAGCAATCATCGAAATCGCGCCGGACCTGGCGCCAAGCATTTACGTAGAGAACGGTCTGGACAAGTTCCTTGAGCAGATCCGTGATGGAGTTAACGAAGTTCCTGACCTGAGCACTGCTAAAGGCCGCGCCCGTATCGCATCTCTGGCTGCGCAGGTATCACGCAGCAAAACGGCAGTTGAAAAGCCAGGCCGTGATTACCTGAAACGCCTGAAGGAACAACCGAAAGTGGTTGAAGCAGAACTGCGCCGCTTCGTAACCGAATGCGATCAGCTTCGCGATGAAGTACGCCGCCCACTTACTGAATGGGAAGACGCGGAAAAGGCGCGCACCGAAGCTCTGCAGCAGCGCCTTGTGGATTTGCGCGCTCTGGCTGACGTGATCGACACCTGCGGTAACTACCTGCCATCTGCCGATATTCAGGCTCGCATTCAGGAGGCTAAATCCGTGGTGCTGGATGAAAGCTGGCAGGAACGCGCAGCAGAGGCGGGCGTGGCTAAAGATTCAACCATTCAGCAGCTGGAAGCGTCACTGGCAGTGGCACAAAAGCGCGAGCACGAAGCCGCTGAGCTGGAACGTCTTCGCAAAGAAGCTGAAGAAAAAGCACGCCTTGAGCGTGAAGAAACTATCCGTCGGGAAGCTGCTGAAAAGGCCAAGCGTGATGCAGAAGCAAAAGCAAAGGCTGAACTCGAAGCCGCAGCACGCCGTGAAGCTGAAGAGAAAGCCCGCGCTGAACTGGCGGAGCGCCAGCGCATTGAAGCGGAACAGCGTGCGGAACGCGAGAGGGTGGAGGCAGAAGCCAGGGCAGAACGCGAAAAGGCTGCAGCAGTGGAGGCCGAGCGCCTTAAGGCAAGGCAGGCAGAAGAGAAGCGCCTGGCTGAACAGAAACGCATCGCGGATGAAGAAGCGCGCCGCGCTGCTGACAAAGAGCATCGCCGCACCATAAATCGCCAGGTTATTGCTGATCTGGTGGCTCAGGGAATCCCAACCGAGTGGGCTGAAAAATGCCTGGTGTCTTTCGCATCCGGAAAAGTTTCCGGTCAGACGATTAAATACTGAGGTGCGTATGAACATCCAGCAACTTAACAACCTGAAAAAAATCATGACCAGCATCGACAGCGACTATCAGCTTAGCCAGATGCACTACGAGCGTCAGGTGGAGCTGATCGACGCTATCAAGTACCACCAGCTGCAGAAACCTTTCTACGAGCTGGAGCGCAAAGGCGTTCGCACGGAGATTCTGGAAGAGCTGATGATGAGCCCGGAATTCGAAGAGGCACTCGCAGCATACCAGGCCGCACTGACCAGCATCATCGCGAAGTGGGATCTGGCTGACCAACTGGACACGGCAAGGAACGCGGCATGATGCAGAACGCCGGCAGCATGGACAGGACCAAATACCTCGGCGGCAGTGATGTCGCCGGTATTCTCGGGATTAGCCCTTGGCGTACTCCGCTTGAGGTGTACCTGGATAAGGTTCAGCCACGTATCAAACCAGTGGACCCTTCAAAGCAGAAAGTTTTCACGCGTGGCCAGCGCATGGAGCCATACGTAATTGACCTGCTTTCTGAAGAGACAGGACTCGAAATTATTCATCGCGGCAACCGGTATATCCACCGCGATTACGGCTTTATCGCCGCAGAGATCGATGCAGAAGCGGCCACCGGCGAGAACATCGAGATCAAAACGGTTAGCCCGTTCAAAGCTAAGGAATGGGGAGAGGTTCAGACCGATGCAATCCCGGTGCATTACACGGCGCAGGCCATGCATGGGCTGATGGTTACAGGAAAGCAGGTATGCGTATTCGGCGTCCTGATCGGCGGTGACGATTTCCGTATCTATCGGGTTGAGCGTGATGAGGAAACCATTCAGGCCATCCTGGAGAAAGAGGTCGCATTCTGGGACCGGGTGATAAACCTGAACCCGCCTGAGGCGACAACAGTCAGCGATATTTCTCTGATGTTTGAGAAGGATGCTGGTTCAAGCATCGAGGCAGACGGTAAGGCCCTGGCACTTTTCAACGACCTGCGCGACATGAAATCACGCTGCAAGTCTCTGGAAGCAGAAATCGCCGTATCGGAAGAGAAGCTGAAGCTGTACATGCAGGAGCACTCAATCCTGACGCTCGACGGGAAACCGATTTGCACATGGAAATCTCAGGTAAGCAACCGGTTCGATCAGAAATTATTCCAGGCTGAGCACCCTGACCTGTACGAAAAATTCAAAACAGCAACGACATCACGCGTTTTCAGAATGAAGTAAGGAGAAAAAATGTCTACCAACGCACTTAAGGCAGCAGCGACCGGGAACCAGGTTGCACAGCATAACGAGAAACCTACCACGCTGGCAGGGTTGCTCGCGGATCCAAAAATTAAAGCTCAGATGGCGCTGGCTCTTCCAAAGCACATGACAGCTGACCGCCTGGCGCGCATCGCCACTACAGAGATTCGCAAGATCCCAAAACTGGCCGCATGCGACCAGGCAAGTTTCCTCGGTGCAATTATGCAATGCGCTCAACTCGGGCTGGAGCCGGGCGGAGCACTTGGCCACGCGTACCTGATACCGTTCGACAAGCGCCAGAAAGTTAATGGACGCTGGGAAACGGTATCGACCGAAGCTCAGCTCATCATCGGCTATCGCGGGATGATTGACCTTGCCCGCCGCTCCGGGCAGATCCTGAGCATCTCAGCGCGCACCGTCCATGCAAACGACAAATTCAGCTACTCATACGGTCTGGAAGAAACGCTCGAACACTCACCTTGCGAAACCGGTGACCGCGGCGAACTGACCCATGTTTATGCCGTGGCCCGCCTGAAAGATGGCGGCGTCCAGTTCGAAGTTATGAGCCGGGCAGACGTTGAAAAGGTACGTGCTTTGAGTAAAGCCGGCAGCAGCGGTCCGTGGGTTGACCACTTCGACGAAATGGCGAAAAAGACGGTGATCCGCCGCCTGTTCAAATACCTGCCTGTATCTATCGAGCTGCAAAAAGCTGTTGTGATGGATGAACGCGCGGAAGCTGGCCTGAGCCAGGATAACGCAGCAGTTATCACCGGCGAGTATTCCGTTGTTGATGATGAGCAGCAGAGCCTGACGGTGGTTTCTGACTCTGATCGCGAAGAGGCGCGGGAATACGTCAGCGCAATTCTGAACAGCCTCGATTCATCCGCAGCAGATGCCAAGGCGATGTTTAATCGTGCCGAAGTTGAGATCAACTCCATGGCTGAAAAGCTCGGTGACGAATATCACCATGGATTCATGACGACGCTTAACGATATGCGTCCTGAATTCGAATAACACCACCGTGGCGCCGCGGCGCCACACCTGCAACCAAGAGAGGTATTTATGAAAGGTGCATTTGGTAAGAAGGAACTCCTGGCGGTGGTGCCACTGTCATGGAGCACGATTGACCGCCTGGAACAGGCTGGCGAATTCCCGTCCCGTTTCTGGATCACCGATCGCCGCTGCGCGTGGGACCAGAGCGAAGTTGAAGCATGGCTGGATAAACGTAAGGCGGCAAGCCCGGCGACGTTCACCGGAAAAAAGCCGCCAGTTGACCGCCGCGTGTATCGCCCGGTGAGTGCGGCAGCATGACGGCGCTGAAGAAGCATATCGGCAGATGGTCAGATGTATACCTGTATCTGGCCGTGGTCGCCTACCTGATGTGGCTGGCGGCGGTAATCAGTTGAGAGGTCTCGATCAAATGAAAAAGACGAAGCTTGAGCGCTATCACGAAGACTACGTCTCGCAGCGCCGTGTTGAAAGAGTGGTGGCAGTAACGCCGGAAGCGATGGAGATCGAAAGCCGTGCCATTGCTCGCGAGCGCCTGGGTCATTATCGCATCGCGGCCCGCCTGTGGCTCCAGTGTCTGGATGCGGCTGTTGGTGAAGTTGAGCGCGCCCGCATCGCGGTGCGCCGCCAGCAATGCATCACCAAAGGTAACCGCACCCCACACCTGGACTACAGCGGGATCGGATGTCGCGGGGTGGTGTATGACTAATCCGCACGACGGGATCACCGTGGGCAGTGTCACGCTGCCCTATTCCATCATTCGCCGCGGATGGTTAGCACCAAGCGGCGACGTTATCAGAAACCCATTGAAGGCTCAGCGCCTGGCTGAGCTGATGAACAGTAAGAAGGTGGCGGCATGACTGACGCAACGATTTTGGACATGTGCTGCGGTTCCCGCATGTTCTGGTTCGACAAGCAGGACGAGCGCGCGGTTTTCAGTGATATCCGCGCCGAGCAGCATGAACTTTGCGACGGCCGCCAGTTAGTTATCAGCCCGGACCTTATTGCAGATTTCCGAGCCCTTCCTTTTGCTGATAACACTTTCCCCGTGGTCGTATTTGATCCCCCTCACCTCGAGCGCGTCGGCGATAACGCGTGGATGGGTAAAAAGTACGGGCGGCTCAACAAAGAAACATGGCGAGATGATCTGCGCGCAGGATTCGCCGAAGCGTTCAGGGTGTTGTGGCCACACGGTGTGCTCATCTTCAAGTGGAACGAAACGCAGATCCCGGCAAGCAATATCCTGGCGCTGACCGACGAGAAGCCAGTCATCTGGCAGCGTACCGGAAAGTCAGACAAAACCCACTGGGTAATTTTCGTGAAAGGAGATGAAAAGTGACCGGAAAATACACTCTTATCTACGCAGACCCTCCTTGGGTCTACCGTGACAAAGCAGCAGACGGCAACCGCGGCGCCGGGTTCAAATACCCGGTCATGAACGTGCTGGATATCTGCCGCCTCCCGGTCTGGGATTTGGCTGCAGAAGATTGCCTGTTGGCGATGTGGTGGGTGACGACGCAGCCGGTTGAAGCGCTGAAGGTTGTAGAAGCGTGGGGATTCCGCCTGATGACGATGAAGGGATTCACCTGGCACAAAACGAACAAGCACAAAGGCAACAGCGCGATCGGCATGGGCCACATGACCCGGGCGAACAGCGAAGACTGTCTGTTTGCGGTGCGCGGAAAGCTACCGTCGCGCATGGACGCCTCTATCTGCCAGCACGTCACGGCGCCGCGCCTGGAGAACTCGCGCAAGCCTGACGTAATCCGCGAAAAACTGGTACAGTTGCTTGGCGATGTGCCGCGCATTGAGCTTTTCGCCCGCCAGTCGTCACATGGTTTCGACGTCTGGGGCAACCAGTGCGATGGCCCGGCGGTACAATTATTGCCTGGCTGCGCGATCAACGTCGTAAACGTGGAGGCTGCTTAA